GCAATAGAAGAAATGGTAAATGATTATCTAACATTTAAAAACAATTTAGGTGTAGAGGTTGCTATACATCCGTTTGATGATCCAGATAACTACAAACCAAAATACATAGAAGAATGTAGAATAGTTTTAGGCGAAAAAAGACGATTCAGAACAAATACATATAGTACATTTGTATTTATGTGTTCACCCAAAATAGTCAGAGATAATTGGAGTATATTTTACACATTATCAACGGAATATATGACAGAATGGGGGGAAAAAAATAATATACACGAAGGAACTACCATAAATAAACTTTGGAGAGATAATGTAAAATTATTTACACCAATACCATCCTTGGCTTTACATATGGGATTTGATGAACAAAAAGATGCCTATTTAGATTGGAAAGAACTTTGGGATTCCATTTCCTAATCATATTTATAGTTATACTTATAGTAACGGAGAAATAAATGTCTTATGCAAGAGTAGAAGATGGTAAAATAGTACAACGTTCTGAATTGTTACCTAATAGTTGGGATAACATATCTAATTTTAATACTTTAAATAAAGAAGAAATAACAAATCATGGTTGGTATGTTCACAAGTTTATAGAGGCTGAAAAATTTGACGGATACATCTATGACGGAACAACATATTCCATAGAAAACAATGAAGTAGTAGAATATGAACAAGTTCGTCAAAAAACCACAGAAGAAATGGATTCTGAAATAGAATCTAAATGGATTGAAATACGGTCTCAAAGAAATATTCTTTTAATGGAATGTGATTGGACACAGTTACCAGATTCACCACTAACTAATCAAAAACAAACGGAATGGCAAATATATCGTCAGTCTTTGAGAGATATGACAAATGCTGATAGTCCTTATGGTATATCTTGGCCACCAAAACCAGAGGCATGAAATGAATAAATCCGTATTAAAATTGATACGAGAAATGAATTTATCTATATTCACCGAAGAAGAATTGGTAGATAAAGAAATAATTGTTTTGTTTCCTGGAAATTTTCAACCAATGGGACAACATCAAAGGGAAGAATACCAAAGACTTTGCCGTAAATTTGGAAAAGATAATGTTATAGTTGTAACCGATGATAAAATAGATCAACAAAAACATCCTTTTTCATTTGATGAAAAGGTTACAATAATGAAAAGACATGGTGTTAAAAATGTTGAAAAGGCATTAAACCCATTCTATCCAACAGAAGTTATTTCAAAAATGGATGAAACTAATACGGTTTTAATAATTGCGGTTAGTCAAAAAAATATTTCGGAATTAAAACAAATAAAAAGATTGACACGATATAATGGTTCAGCAAATTTAACAATAAAAGATATTCAAAATCCCTACATCTATTATATGATAACAAATGATGTGGATTATGATATACCCAGTGTAGGAAAATTAAATTTTAAAAATATACAAAGAGCACTTGGTGATAGAGATGCAAAATTATCCGAGTTGAAATCTAGATTCATTTCAATATTTGGTTGGTTTGATGCGAAAATTTTTAATATGGTAATTCATAAAATGAATACGGATAGAGGAGACATGGTAGAGAAATCAAATCCGTTAAGTTTGGTTACTAGAACATTTTGGAAAAAAGTTTACAATGAAATAAAATAAAGGTTATGTTATGGAAATTAAAATTGATAGTATAAAAGATGTTAAAAATCTTTTAGAAGGAAACCATGAAAGTCAAAACAAGATTCAAGTTGGATTTGATGGAGAAAAAAAAGAACAGAATATTGATAGACAAGTTGGTGAAAAATGGTTTGATTCAGATGGAAATGAATGGGAGCAAAAGAAGGGATATAAAGTTAAACTCGGAAAAGTATGGCAACAAGAATTACATGAATATTTAAATTCATTTCCAAACTGTCCAAAAGAAAGTTGTACTTGTGGAATGCCAAAAAGACTTGATGAAAAAATGAGAAAAATTCATGGTATGTGTTTTGATTGTGTTGTTAAGATGGAACATAAAATTAGAATAGAAGGAAAATGGCAAGAATACGAAAAGACTAAAATGAAAGAAAATGCTTTGGCTTGGTTAAAAGAAGCTGAACGTGATAAAAATTTAATAGTAGAGGAACTTTCAAGACTAGAGTTTGCTAATGAATTTGGTGATGTTGAAAAGTGGGACACCAAAGTAAACAAAGAAGAACTGTTAAAAAAAATTGAAGATGAGTTCCAAACTTTTAGAACTGATTTCATAGAAAAGTTAGAAAAGGATTTAGAGAATATGAATGAAACGGAATAATATAACAAGAGAAATATTTATAGGAATGGGTGGTGAAATATCATCAAAAAGAGTGATGATGTTTTTATCTTTTTGTATGATGATTACAATGGCTATATTTTCTACTATTTATAGTATGAAAGTTGAACAATTTATTTTTGATGGATTTCTTTACATAGTAGTCGGAGGACTGTTTTCAGTTGCCTCCGAAAAATTCAGTAATGCTTTTAAGAAAGTAGATGGAGAAAAAAGTGAAACAAGTAATAGTTGAAAGGGCAGTACCAACGGATAAAAAACTTTATGCAAGTGTCAAATCTAGAATAAAAAGAAAGTACAAGGTATGGCCAAGTGCATATGCTTCTGCTGCTGTTGTTAAGGCATATAAGGCTGCTGGTGGTGGATATAGAAATGTAAAAGAAACCATAAATAATGCATCATATAAATTAGAGGGATATTCCACGAATGGATGTGGTAAAATAACTGAATTGTATTTTGTATTAGGTGAAACCGATAAACATGATATACAAGAAGCGGAATATCGTGGTAGAAAAGTTAGTTTAGGAAAACCGTTCAGAACACCTGGAGGTCCAAAAAAGTTTTCTGTTTATGTTAAAAAACCGTTGTCATTCTCCTGGACCAAGACACAAAGCTAGATACTGGAGTTGCCGTTTTGGATGGCCTTCTAGTGGCAAGGGTGCAATAGATAAAACATAAGTTATGGATGTAAATTTATTTAAAACCATATTAAAACCAAATATTTCAGCAAAGTCATTAAAAGATTCAAAAAAAACAGCAGAAGCAATAACCAATGCTTATGTAAAGGCAACCGAAAAAATAACAACCACTATTTTTGGATCTAAATTATTGTCTGGAAATAAAAATTCATTGCAAAGACATTTAGAACAAGGATTGATTCTAAATGATAAAACACGGCAAAAAAGTCAAAAAACAGAAAGTGGTTGGTTTATCATGTCAATGGGTTTTATTTTTTATTGGGTTAATTCAAAATTCACTCCAGTTCCACCAATGCCACCATCTACTGGACCTGCTCCTGGTCCATTGGGTGGAACAACCACAACATATCAAGGTGATCCAAAAACATTAGCAGACGATTTGAAAAAGGCATTTAATCTTGGAAGTACAGAAGATATTTTAAATGAATTGGGTATTGTGTTATCAAAGCATTTACTAAAAGTCAGTGGTATTTACACTGGAGTTGGTCCTGCCGGTCCACAAGTTACTCCATGGACAGGACTATTTGGAAAACCTGCACAATCTAATGATGGTAAAATAATAATAGATTCAAAATTAACTTTCCAAGAATCCATTAGTGGAATAGATGCCCCAAAAAATGTAATAGATTCTTTGGTGTTATTGGATATAGATTACATATCATCGGATAATAAATTACATCGTGGACAAATTCTTGTAAATAAATCAGTTCAAAACGAAGTAAAACAATTTTTTAAGTTATTGTTAGAAGAAAAGTTTCCAATAAACAGAATGATTCCTGTTGTAAAATATGGTTGGAATGACGATAAATCAATGGAAGATAATAACACATCTGGATTTAATTACAGAGTAATAGCTGAATCAAATAAAATGTCTAAACATTCATATGGTGGTGCAATAGATATAAACCCAAGATGGAATCCTGTTATTTATAGAGATGGTAAAGTTTCCCCTCCTGGAGCTATTAGAGACAAAGATAGACCTGGTGTTTTAAAAAATGATACAAATGGTGTTAAATACTTAAAAGAAAAAGGATGGGAATGGGGTGGTGATTATACCAGTTTTAAAGATTGGCACCATTTTGATAAAGATATTGA